TGGTTGTACTAAAGGATCAACAACTCCTGCTAAAAATTTGTCATTAGCTTCAGTTTGGAAAACTTTAGGAAGAAGCTCTACAGTTCTTCTGATTGGTAAACCGCTTTGCGGAAAAATTTTATCTGCCATTTATTATGTACTCGATACTATAGAATTAACACTTGCTCTAACTTCCGTTGCGGTAATTGCTGCAACAATCACAACATCGTCTACTGTTGCACCGCTGATAAAGATTTCATCAGGGCGACTTTGAATTTCAAACAAACTACCAAATGATTGACTGGTTTGTCTTGGTACAATAACCATATTGCTTACATCCGGCGCTACTGAATTTAACACATAAGTTGATAGTTCGCTTAGATAGAACCTATCACCAAAATCCCAATTAGTAATATCAAAGAATGTATTCACTGCATTAATAATTCTAACTTTTAAATCATTGTCGTTAATTGTCTGTGTTGGGTTTTTAACAATTTTAAATTGTACTTGCAATTTGTCGTCTGCTTTTGCACCAAATAAAATTTTATATTTTACAGGATGATAAACAATTTCATCGCTAATTGTTTTAATAGCATCTAAAGATGCGCCGTAGCTAATACGTAAACTATCGCTGCTTGGGGCTGTTGGTTCTGTTGCAGTACCGCCAGCTAGATAAATTCTGTATGCAGTGTCATAACTTCTTGTTAACAAGAAAATGTCAATGATGTTACTTGAACTAGGATCAATTCTTCTATTGACGCTGGCATTGTGCAAGTACTGAAATTTTAATCCGTTACGGCCAATATTTGCTTTGTAAGCACTTTCAATAGTTAATGTGTTGGTTGTTGTATTTGCACTCATAACTCTATCTTCGGTGCTGTCATAAAAATAAACCAAGTCACCGTTAGCTATCGATGTGCCGTCCGGCCATGTTGAGAATGAAGTAATTAAACTTTGTTTCTGGAACACCTTAATAGGAGTTACTGTAGTATCTACTAACTCGTAAATTTTGTTACCGTATGTGTCAACAACTTCCTTAAAGAATAGATAATTTAAATCTAAATCTTCGCCAACAATTTGCATAAATGATTCTGGATTATCTACAACACCATCGTCGTCGCTGTCTTGGAAAACAATTTTAATTTCTTTTGCACTTTCGTAACCATCATCAAATTTAATTGTGTCAGTAATTTCAAAAGGATAATCAACATTAATTGACCCGGTGTTGTTTTTGTTAGTATTAATACTTAAAATATTAACCTGATCCTTAACAACTTTACCTAATTGATCGTTATATTGTTTTTCGCTAGTATCGTAATAGAATCTATTTTGTTCAATACTACCAAATACATAATTAACTGCACGAATTCTAATCTTGTACTGGTCTGCATCGCGCACAAATGCCATGATCCAAGAACTGTCTAAGTTATTGTCTGTTGTGTCGCCTGCTTTACCTAATGTAAAGTTGCTGACTAAATCTAAGTTTGCAGAAGAAATAATTTTCCAAGATGTTGTTGAAATATCATATCTTAACCCAAAGTTTAAATTTTGATAAATTTGATTAACAATTTCATTTTCCAATGCCGCTGGCAAATCATTAACAAATTTAGGAATGATTTGTTTTGCAACTGCACCGGTTGGAATAATATCGCTGAATATAATTGGACCTAATCCGTTAGGAAGAACACCCCTTCCTGCGTTGGTACCATCTCCTACAATCTTGGATGCTTTAGTCCAGATGCGATCTGTTTGATAAGGATCTGTAGAATCCACTAAAACTAATTTATTATCTTTAAACGCATAGCCTGTAGGCGGAACAAATTTAATTAACGCACCAACAGCAAGATATTTTAAACTGTTTGTAGAATAACTGCCAACTTTTAACAACGAATTATCTACGTTATTTTTAAAATAACCAGTGGTCATGTTTACATCTGTAGTAACTGTATTCCAACGAATAGTATCGTCACCAAATAAAACTTTGTCAAATTTAGTAATGTAGAAATTATAAACATCGTCTGATGTGAATACAGGTTCTACGTTTTGACGAATATAGTTAATAATATCAAGTCTGCTGGTAAACTTAAATGCTTTATTATTTTCAACAGCTTCTTTATAAATGTAACCGTCATCGGCAAATACGTTAACGCTAGAATATTTTCCACTTGCGTCGATAATTTCGTAGTTGCGACTTATTCCAGAACTTGTTCTGTTGATAGATTTAATTTTAATAATATCTTGCGAACTACTTAACGGAGCAAGATTGTAATCTTCTCCAGTAATCATTCTGTTTTGTGTGTAATACAATGCAGGCGCATTTGTTCTAATTGTTTCTGTTGTTTCGGATGCTGCGGCAGTAGCAACAGATGATTGCAATGCTAATCCAACTGTTACAGTATATTCTTGGCCACTTTTATTTAGGTACGTAACTCCAACATTAATTCCTCGTAATTCATTAGGAGAAATAATGTATGACAATCCGTTACTTACACGATAGTATGTTCGAAACGTGCCAGATGGTAGGTTTCCGTAAACGCCGTCGGCAAATACTACATCAACTCTATCGTTTTCTTTTGTTTGTATTGCATAGATATTGCGAATATTTTGAGATACAGAATTGTAAGCAATATTGTTGCCAACTAAATTAGAAACCTTAGTCCATTCGTTTAATTGAGCACCGTTAGATGCAAGTGAAAATAACCATATGTCGTCATTGTTAATATTAACACTGTCAATGGAAATCTTTTCGTTTGTTGTTGGAACATCAATACTAAAGTCAGCAAGTTCTAATGACCCTTGCTTGAACATTAAGTAAAATCCTGTATTAGCACTACCTGGCCCTGATCCGTCGTTGCGATAGATAAACCCTAATTGGTTTCCTGGTACTGGCGGCTCTTCGTATGGAGTTTCTGCATTCTTAAATGCTGTACTTACTACTTCAAATGCCATGCCGCGGCCTGCTACAGTTTTATCAAATGTGTAGATAGGCACTTCGTTTGATATTGTACGGAATCTATATTGTTCTGTTGGAATGCCTTGAATTGTAGCATTACCTTGGCTGCGACCAAATTCTGTGTTGTCTGCCATTGCAGAATTTAACACAAGAATAAACTGTTCTAACCAGTTTGTATTTGTTGGGTCATTCCAAGTAATAATTTGATTAGCAAGGTTTTTGCCGTTGCTGTCAATAATTTCTTCTGTTGTTGAAACAGTATTAAATTTTAATAATCCTTTGGCAGAGAAATTACGTTTAGCATTATAGCCTAACATACGTGCTAGACGTAGAACACTTTCTTTACGTTCTGCTAATTCAATGAAGTTTTCTCTCGACGCTAAATCAATACGGAAAGCAAGACTTTGTCCTAAAAATGCTACAGCATCAATTAGTGCTAGATACTCACTGCTTTCAACATAATCATTAAAATCCTCTGGATAATTTTCACGTAGATATGTAATAATAACACGGCGTAAATTTTCAAAATCGTACGATTTGAAGTCAGCATTTTTGAATGTCTGATAAATTCTAGTCCAGTCTTGATTTAAGATTAGGTTATTTTGTCTAGCGGTTGTCGTCATTTTTTCGTCCCTGTATCATATTTATCAAGCACAATTATGTGCTTACTTTATGATAGAATTGTTTTTATCGAAGTCAAAAGTCATGCGCTCGTTAACGTTAAACGGGATATAGGTTATGTTAGCTTGAACTCGAATTCCTTGTTCTGTGCTATCTACCTGTACTTCATTAACTACGATTCTTGGATCATAATTAACAATCTCTTCAACGTCTTTGGCAATAATTGTCTTAACATCTTCTGTAAAATTTTCAAAAATCATGTCCCAGATAACTGTGCCAAATTCTGGGTTTTCTAATTTTTCGCCCTTGCGAATATAAAAGTGATTGATTAAGTCTTGCTTAACTAAGTCAATATCATAGAGTTTGTAATTGCGTTTTGATTCTTTTGAACTAAAACCTCTATAAGCAAAAGAGCCACCGTTGGCATCTCCCACTGAGGCTTTGTTTACTGCTACTGTTTTTGTGTTATAAAGTTTCTTTGCCATATTATGAATCCCTATCTGTATTAGTTGGGGTTAACAAATGCGGTGCTTGATTTTCGTGTAACGCCCATGGCTCGTGCATTGGGACACGTTTCATAATACTAGAAACTGTTCCTTGTTGATATTTTGCTGCTGACCAACCTGCTGAAGTGTTTACACTTGGATTAGCATGTGTCGACAACGGAACTACTTGGACTGCAACATCTGCAACATCTGCTAACGGTCCGTTCATATGTATTTTTGCAGCACTTTCAAAGTAATTCCCAGCTACTGCAACATGTGTATTTCCGCTAGAAGTATATTTTGCATTTCCACTTGTTACAACATTTAAGTCTTGTGCAGATGCAATCTTAGTAGTACCGCCAATTCTTAAATCATAGTTGGCACCAACAGTAATTTTAGCATCAGTGCCAACAATTTGATTAAAGTCTTGTCCTATTTCTATTTGTCCTCTGCCGCCTGCCTTGATGTTAATATTTCTATTGGCTTCTATGTTAACATCTCGATTGGCGAAAAAGTTAAAGTCTGTTTCGGTATGAATGCTAACACTGTCTTGTGCAAAAATATCAATCTTACCATTAGATGTCATTTCAATCCAAGTAGTTCCAGCAGCATTACCAATGTAAATTAAATCTTCGCTGTTGTGCATTAGCAGTTGATGGCCAGTTCGTGTTCTAATACGGAAATACTCATTGTAAGGAATTGTTGGATCGCCCTTGTCGTTGGTTTTTTCATCTGAGCCAACATACTTGCCGTTTACCATATCGATATATTTTACAGGACCAGTAGCAGCCGGAGTTGCTCTACGATATCTATCGTCACCGTCGTCCATAACAAACTGTGTACCACCTAAACGACTTACTGGTACTGGTTGTTGAGTTTTGTCTTCTACTTTTCCTACTAATGCTTTCTTAGCGTTAAGTCTACGATCTAACGGTCCAGGAGTAGAAATACCAAACACCATACTAGGAGCTTCTCTACGTGCAGACGAAGTTGTAACTCCTCGGACATCGTCTTCAACTAGGCCCTGTCTTAAAAATGCTTCGGCAATAGGATGCAATGCTTTTTTAATTTTATCTGCATCAACTTTTTGATCTTTAGCATTAACACGTTTATTAATTTCTGCAACAGGCAACGGTAATTTTGTATTGTATTTTTGTTTGTCTGCATTATCCATGTCAACTTCTGTTGACCCTGCTATTGCAGGAACCATGTTATTAGAAAAACGTGCAGGCACACATGCAATCCAAAATCCTTGACTTGGATCACCGTCAACAAATATAACTAAAACAGTAACTCCTACATCAGGAGGTACCATCCACATACCATATGATTTCTGTGTGTCATTAAATGCTTCCTGAGTTGACGATGTTGGTCCCGAAGCTCTTTGATTTAATGCTTGCTCACCTTGTGTTTTTTTATTCAAGGTGCTATTTTGTCCCATGTGTTCAAACGCGGTATATCCAAAGAACGGAACTGCGCAACTTACAATATATGTTTGATTTCCATCGCCAACTGTATTTCCTTGATCTCTTAATAGTGTAACTTCTAAGCTACCCATAAAAGTAGGATCAAGATGACTTACAATTCTTGCAAGAAACGGGCCGGTGCCTATACTAGGGCCGGCATCGCTTTTACTAACTGACGATCGTTTTTCTTGTGCCATTATTATCCTTGTCCGTATCCGTTTGGATTGCGTGGATCGTATCCACCTCCGCCTGCTACGGTTTGTTCACCTTTATAACCGCCTGCATAATTTGGAGCAACCGGTCCGTTATATTCTTTTGCTTTATTTTCTTGAGAAGGATCTGTTTTTGGTTTTTCATCGCCGCCAATTTTTATAGCCAATCCTTTAAGTTTATCAATTGCCAATGTACTTAGAGTATTAGGATTATTGCCAGTAAAGTCCTGGCTTTGTCCAACTTGTCTAACACAATTTAATTTTTGTCTAAAAATTCCGTCATTAAATGTATTCTCACACTGTGTTACTCGGAATATTCCGCTAAATGGACTTTCTTTTCCAGCTGTTGGGAATTGATAAAGTCCTGTTGCTTCGTCGATATCAGCCGGGGTGTTAAATGTTAGATAAATGAACACATCGCCGCCTTCGTAATTCATTGTTCCGTCTTCTGTTAATAGTCGACTCTTTGGACTTTGTCTAGCAAAATAATTTCCAATGCCGCTATCAACCATCCAATACGGATCTCCTAAAATTTCTAAATTAACTTTAACTAAATCTCCACTACCGGCGCTGGTAAATGCTTTATGAAACTGTTCAGCAACTTGTTGTTCTGTTGATTTATCGCCGCCACCGCTTGATTGTTTTTTCAGTGCATCTGGATCTTTCTTAAGACGATTTCTACCAAATGATGCAGTTAGTGCCGCTGGGGCATTACCGGTTTCTGTTGTAACTACTTTTGCTGGATCCGGAGCTGTACCTTTTCTATCTTGGTTAGCAACCTTTCCGCTCTTAGCTTCAGCACTTGGGTTTGTTCCTGAGTAAAATAGATTGTTAATTTCAATATCAAATTTTAATACATCGACGTTTTTTCCAGTATAGATATAATTGTATTGTTTAACTACTTGTTTGGCTAATTCTTTATAGCCAATAGGCACAGCCGTAGGTGGTGAAAATACTGTGTGATGAACTAGAAACGGAACTACACGATAAATGAATTTCATTGCATAGTCGCCTGTGTCAACATCTAAATCTAATAATTGTATTTGCACATCAATGCGCCACCACTTAATAAAACCATCAACTAAGTTTTTAGGATCTAACGCCCTTTTAGCATAATCCGAACTTAATATAATTTGATTTATAATTTTTGTTAACCGTTGACCTTGAGCAAATTGAAATGTTCTGCTCTTAGGATTAATTTTCATACCGTCACGATTGACAATTCCGTTTTTGTCAACTTGATCGCCATGCAATGAAAACGGATAGTTGCCGCCACGCTTCTGATCAAAACCAAATTCAGCTTTGCCAATCTCGTTTTCACCAAAGTCTGTTTTTACAGTAACATTAGATCCTATTGTAGTAACTGTATCCGGAGCCTTAGGATCCATTGTGGCCTTTCTTTGCACTCCAGGAATTTTAGAACTGTTTAGAAATTCATCTGATTTTTCTGGAAACTCAATTACGTAAATGTCTTTAACACCTATTTTCTTTTCGTTGAATAATTTTTGCTCGTTGTCATTTAGGTATTTGCAAAGACTGTTTTCGCCTGTAGTCAACACATCCATTACCGTGCCAGCATTTGCTCCACCGTTGGAACAAGTTAACTTAACATCTGTGTATGCGGTATTAACTTGATCTGAAAATCCCATGTGGCTCATTGGCACTGCTTCTACTTTATAAACACTGCCGTTTTCATTAACTGTAAATGTACACTTTGTTAATTGAACTGTCCAGAATTTAGGTTTGATAGAAGTCATTACTTGCCCTTCTTCGTTGAATCCCATAAAATCTAAACGCAACACAAACGGCGCACCCTTAAGATAGTTTGCATATCCTGCGTTGATTGCAGCGTTTTGCATACTCTGCAATAAAAGTCCCATGCTGTGTGGTTCAATAATATCCCATGTAAACTTAAATGCGTTTGAGTTTCCAGAGGACGAATTTGCTGCAATTGCAGTGTGCATTACAAAATTGTTGACAAAATATTCAGGTGCACCGTATGCAGTTTTAACACGCTGGCTATCAAATCTTCCGCCAGAGGAAAACACAACATATTTCAAATCGCTAGGATTATTTCTATATGTTGTTGGATTGTTAAATTGATTTTTATCTAAGCAAGCAAACGTCCACATAGGAATGTATGACGCAAAATTTTCTAACGGATTAAGAATTATGTTTGTTAAATTGTTTGCAGGATTTCCCATCTTTCCGTCGGCTTGTAGTATAGACGAAATGCCAGCATTGATTTTATCAGCAGCGGCAGATGGTAATAATCCAGTGATCCGAGATGCAATGCCCGAAGTAAGAGATGACGAAGATATAGCCTTAGGAATAATTGAAGTGCCGTCTGGCTTTACATATCTAACTATTTCTTGTCCTAAATCTTTTATTGACATATTAGATTCCTAAGAATTTTGATAGGTTAGATTTTTTAGGAATGTAAATTTTTGTTCCTGCTTCAAAATCATAAATTGGATCTTTAAGAGTACTTAGATTGCGTTGTACAAATACCCACCACAGTTTAGGATTGCCGTACAAATCATAAGCTAATAAATCAGGACGATGTTGATAATGACTTTCGATAGTGTAAAGAAAATCGTCTTGTTCTGCAGGCACTGGGCGAATCTCTAACAATTCAAGATAAAGATTGTTTTGTGGTGTAATTGCCCAAGGACTAGATTGTGTGTATGTTGTCATATTAAATGTATCCTACTCCACTTGCTGGCTTGCCTTTTGCAAAATCTTCTAAATTGAATTTTCTTAATCTGCGTCTGTTGTAAACAGGTGCAACAGTAACTGATATTGTGCTTACTACAGGAACCCATGTGTTAGTTCCAAACGCATTGCATCTAACATAGTTAACATCATCTTTCATATCAACTGAAAATGCTTTAATGATAACTGGAACTTTGTCAAACACACTTGAGCCGTAACCGTATAAATGACAAATGATTGGAGGATTACCTGCAAGTGCGCCTTCACCAAAAAACATTTTCGTTGCTGTTCTAAAGAATGTTGTTGCAGCAATCCAATATGCTGCGTCAGTTTCTGTTTCTGCAGAAAATTCTCCGCTGATTTGAATATCTTCAACGGCGCTGTTTTTATAACCATAGAATGGGTAATTATTATGTACAACTTCAAGTGGAGTGTAGTTTGCTTTTGTACTAATTGTAAGATTAGGTGTGTATGGCCAAACAACTCCTCCAGTATTCTTTAATACAGAAAACATATCGCCGGGAAAAATATTCCACTCTGCGTTAATTCTTACACGCCAATCATTTTTAGCTCCAGGATTCAATTGGATAGCTTGGCCTTGCTTCATAAATAACTCACCACCGGAAGGTAAGTTAGCACCTCGTCTTAAACTTAGAATGTTATTCAACATTCCGGCAGCGGAAGATATTGATCCAGCAATACCCATTAGTCCTCCGGCAAGATTACCGCCGGCAAGTTTGTTTAGTGAACCTGAAATATCAGAAGCAATATTGCTTGTTGACCCAACCACGGATTGTAACGAATTGATACCAGCACCAACTCCCGGAATGCTAGATGTTATATTACCAAGTCCACTTAATGCACTTCCAGGATTTAGACCAAATCCGCCAGCTTTATCTGTAAGTGTACCAAATGCACCTTTGGCGCTGGCTGTCATTCCGTTAAGTCCTGATCCAATATCCCCGCTCAACTGTGATATTTTTGCATCTAAGTTTGCTTTATTAAAGGAATCGCCAATTGCAGCAGACGCTTCGCCCGCAGCCTTGGATATTGCTTCGGTGCTTGAAGTAATCAATTGTGCTAAAGGATTAATAGATAGTGGCATTTTGAGTAAATTTCCTTATTATACTCTATTTATTCTTGCAAATATGTGCTATTATTATAACTAGTAGGAGACTGATTAATGACTATAACAACAACTGTTCCTAAGATAAAATATCTTACAAACAAAGATTTATTGAAAGAGATACACCTAAGCAAAAATACATTCTGTAGTTTTACTAAACCCGAATATCATGAGTATGACATGATTGTTCCAAATTTAGAAAAAATTAACATTCGTACAATTGCAGAAGCAAAACGCAATAGGGCAACAAGGCTTGGCAAACAAGCTCACGAAGCAGCAGTTATAGCAGGGGGTAAAAAATTACCTGCTAAAGACTTCGAAGTAGATTATAAAAAAATTAGCAAGGAAGATGTTGTATTCCGAGTTATGACATTTACACATATTCCACTAGCACCCGGGCGTAAAAAGACTTTAAAAAATACTGCTGACAGCCACGAGAAAGTGAACTTTCCTCCTTTTCAACATTGGAAGTTTGACGAAAAGGGTAATTTAATCTGCGTAGGCAAAAGCCACTGGAAAGGTGGAGTAGACAAAGGCGTGTTCGATAAAGAGCACGGGCAAATGACTAACAACTTAGCTCGCATGTTTATTAAATTATGTGAACGCTATGCAACTAGAGGAAACGTTCGTGGATATACTTACAACGATGAAATGCGTGGGCAAGCAATTTTGCAACTTACTCAAATCGGTTTACAATTCGATGAATCCAAGAGTGATAATCCCTTTGCTTATTATACTGCTGCTGTCACAAATAGTTTTGTACGAATTATCAACATTGAAAAACGCAACCAAAACATCCGCGATGACATACTCGAAATGAACGGTATGAATCCAAGCTGGACTCGTCAAAACAGCGGCGGCGGACCAACAGCTGGACCTGTAATCACTACCACAGGCGGTGGTGGAGATAGCGGAGATTGGGATTGACCTTTAAACACACAGAACGTAAACTATAATCTATGAGTCTATTCAAAAAAGTTGCTTGCTTTACCGATATTCACTTTGGATTAAAATCAGGTAGTAGAACACATAACCAAGATTGCGAAGATTTTGTGTCTTGGTTTTGTGAAACTGCTAAAGCACAAGGTTGCGAAACTGCAATCTTCCTAGGCGATTGGCATCACAATCGTTCTACTACTGATGTTAGTACAATGAATTACACAGTTTCAAATCTAGAGAAGCTGAATTCGTCATTTGAAAAAGTATATCTTATCATGGGCAACCATGATGAGTTCTACAAAGACAAACGAGAAATTCACTCTTTAGAATTTGCACGACTGTTTCCTAATGTTGAAGTAGTTAATCATACAATTACACAAGGCGATGTAACTATTATGCCTTGGTTAATTGGTGACGAATGGAAAACTATTCCTAATATCCAAAGCCGTTATATCTTCGGACACTTGGAATTGCCGCATTTTTATATGAATGCAATGGTGCAAATGCCAGACCACGGTCAATTACAAGGTGATCACTTTGTAAATCAAGAATATGTGTTCAGTGGACACTTCCATAAGCGTCAAATGGGCAAGAATATCAGTTACATCGGTAATTGCTTTCCGCACAACTACGCAGATGCAGGTGACGATGCACGTGGCATGATGATTTTAGAGTGGGGTGGTAAGCCAGAGTTTCATACTTGGCCTCAACAACCTGTTTACAGGCTGTATAAACTAAGTCAAATTATTGATAATCCGGATGGATTGTTACGTGAAAAGATGCATTGTCGTGTAACTATTGACTTGCCTATTAGTTTTGAAGAAGCAAACTTTATCCGTGAAACGTTTATGCCGCAGTATAACCTGCGTGAGCTACAGTTAATTCCAGAGAAAGTTGAAATCGAAAGCAATAGTGTGCCTATCGACATTAACTTTGAAAGTGTAGACACAATTGTTATGAATCAAATTAACGCTATTGACAGCGATGCTTACGACAAGAAGCTATTATTGGATATCTATAAAGATCTATGATTAAAATAAAAAACCTTACAGTACGAAACTTTATGAGTGTGGGTAATCAAACCCAAGCCATAGACTTTGACAAAGGGCAGTTAACTTTAGTTCTAGGTGAAAACTTAGACTTAGGAGGAGACGATTCTGGCGCTCGTAACGGCACTGGCAAGACTACTATTATCAACGGCTTAAGTTATGCTATCTACGGACAAGCATTAACAAACATTAAACGTGATAATTTGATTAACAAGATTAATCAAAAGGGCATGTTGTGTACTGTTACGCTAGAAAAAGACGGCGTTGAATATCATATTGAACGTGGACGTAAACCTAACTTGTTAAAATTTAGCATTAACGGACACGAACAAGAGCTTAAAGACTTAGATGAGTCGCAGGGCGACAGCCGCGAAACGCAAAAAGCCATCGAAGAAATGGTTTCAATGAGTCACGAGATGTTTAAACATCTTGTTGCATTGAATACTTACACTGAACCGTTCTTATCTATGAAGGCAGCGGATCAACGCAGCATCATTGAACAGTTATTGGGCATCACACAGTTAAGTGAAAAAGCAGAAGCATTAAAAGAACAAGTTAAATTTACCAAAGATGCTATTGCT